AAAGACTTACCAAACAATATTGAGTATGTGTTGCAATCGTGGGACACTGCATTCAGCACAAAAGAATCCGCTGACTACTCTGCCCGAACAACTTGGGGTGTATTTAAACACGATGGATTAATGAGCGTCATTGTCTTGGAGATGTGGTACGACAGGGTCAGCTACCCTGACCTAAGACGTATTGCTCAGGAGGCCTACGAGGATTGGGAACCTGACGCAGTTCTCATAGAGAAGAAGGCATCAGGCCAATCCCTGCTGCAAGATCTGCGTATGGCTGGCATCCCAGTTCTTGAGTATTCCCCTGATCGAGACAAGCAAGCTAGGGCGCACGCAAGTTCCGCATTGCTAGAAGATGGAAGAATATTCTTTCCTTCAGATAGAAAGTGGGCTAAGGATTTAATAGATATATGTGCAGCCTTCCCAGCAGGTGGCAATAACGATATTGTTGACACATGCACACAGGCTTGGTTAAGGTTGAGAAAAGGTTGGTTTGTAACACACTCTGACGATTACGAAGACGACGAATACCCAGAGCAAAGAAGGATGACAATGTATGGCTAGGTCACCAACAACGGTTCCCATTGAAGAAGAATTAGCACCATTCGCTGAGGGAACGCCCCTCGATGATTTACAAGTTGAAGATATTGGAAATGACGAAGTTCTCGTTGGAGATCCAGATTTAGACTTAATGCCAGAAGACGAAAGTAATTTTGACGCTAACCTAGCGGAATCTTTAGATGACAATGAATTGTCTCGAAAAGGCCAGACACTTATTTCATATTACGAGAATGACCGAGAGTCTCGATCAGAGTGGGAAGAGCGTTACAAGAATGGCTTAAAGACATTAGATCCTGACGGTGGCTTGGATGAATCAGAAGATGAACGTGCGGTGCGCGGTTTATCTACAGTTGTACATCCAATGATAGCCGAAGCTGCAACCCAGTTTAATGCCAAGGCAATTGTCGAGCTATACCCAAGTGGCGGTCCTGTTAAGACGGTTATTGTTGGCGATCCCAATGAGGAGCTTGAGGAACAGGCACGTCGTGTTCGGGAGTTTATGAATTACCAGATCACACAGGAGATGCCAGAATACTTTCCTGACTTAGATCAGATGCTATTTCAATTGCCGTTGGTTGGTCAGACTTTTAAGAAAGTTTGGTGGGATGCAAATATGGACAGGCAATGTTCCCAGTTTGTCAAGGCAGAAGATTTCATTGTCGCCCCAGAGAGTAAAGATTTATATACCTCACCTCGATACACGCAAGTTATTAGAATGCCTAAGAACGACTACAATCGGTATGTCCAATCTGGCTATTACTTGCCCGTTGAGTATCAGGGAGGAGATCCCGATCCATCAGGCGATACAATCGGTGAGATCGAGGGCGTAGATCAGTTTGGTGATGACGCACAAGATAAGATGATGACATTGCTGGAGATGCACGTCTACGATACCTTTAATGGGGTCAATGATACTGACGAGGACGAGGACAGCGACACAGTTGTCGGGTTACCTTACGTTGTCACGATTGACTACGACAGCAATGAAATTGTCAGCATAAGACGTAACTGGCGTGAAGATGACGAGCGGAAACTTAGACGTGACTGGTTTGTGTCTTACAAGTTTCTACCTGGCCTTGGTTTTTATGGCTTTGGTTTATTCCACTTAATTGGTGGACTGGGCAAGGCAGCTACTGGATCGCTTCGTGCATTACTAGATTCAGCCGCGTTTTCAAACATGCAGGGCGGTTTTAAATTACGAGGTCGAGTTTCAGGCGGTGAACTTCAAGTTAACCCAGGCGAGTTTGTTGATTTAGATTCGACGGTTGACGACGTGAATAAGGCAATTATGCCACTGCCATTTAAGGAGCCAAGCCAGTCACTGTTTAATTTGCTTGGCTTTATAGTTCAGGCTGGACAGAGATTTGCCAGCACAGCAGATTTAAATGTTGGGGATGTAAGCCCTAATGCACCTGTGGGTACGACAGTAGCACTTATTGAGCAAGGCTCTAAGGCTTTCTCCGCTATTCACAAGAGACTGCATTACGCGCAGGGGCAGGAGTTTAAGCTGCTCGCTGATCTCAATGCCGAGAACCTGCCCGAGTCGTTTACATTTGCGCTATCGGGAAGTAGCGAGGAAGTCTTTGCAGCGGACTTCGACGGTCGAATCGACGTTATTCCTGTAAGCGACCCCAACATCTTTTCCACGTCACAGCGTATTGCACAGGCTCAGGCTATTTTGGAAATGGCGAAGGCCGCTCCACAGCTCCACGATATGTACGCAGCGTTTAAGAGGATGTACGAGGCGATACGGATACCTAACATTGATGAGATACTGAAGAAACCTGAAGAGGCTATTATGCTTGACCCGATTGACGAGAATATGAGCGTCATGTACGGCAAGCCAATTCGAGCCTTTGTTGAGCAAGACCACGACTCGCACATTGCGGTTCACATGCAATTCATGCAAGATCCGACGTTGGCTGGCAATCCAGCGGCTCAACAGACAATGGGGCCAATATTACTTGCACATATTGCAGAGCATATTGCGTTACTTTACAGAATCCGCATGGAGGAAAGTGTGGGCGTTCAGTTGCCAGTATTGCCAGACTTCAGGAAGCCAGACTTTAAATTTGAGGATATTAATCCTGAGATGGATCGATTGATTAGCCAGAGAGCTGCTCAAGTTGTACAGCAAGCTCCACAAATGCAACCAATCCCTGCAATTCAACAGGCAATGCAACAGCAACAGGGTCAGCAAGGCAATCCGCTACAGTACGCACAGCAATTAGCGCAACTTGAGACTGAGGCACTGAAGGCAAGGACGCAGTCACAAATCGAGTCAGATCAGGCGAAGGCTCAGTCTTCAATTCAGATCAAGCAAGCTGAGGCACAGCAAGACATGCAAATCGAGCAAATGAAGGCTCAGCAGGACTTACAGGCTAAAATACAGAAGCTGGAGGCTGATTTACAACTTGAACGTGAGAAGAATGCCTCTAAGATACAATTAGAACGTGAGAAGATCCAAGCAGAGATCCAGATGGAGGCTGTTAAGAATGTCACCGAATGATATTTTAGATTCAATCAAACCATGCAGCAAGGTGGTCCCCCAGGTCAAGGTGGACCTCAACAAGGAATGCCTCCACCACAAGGTGGTCAACCGCCAAGTGGTAATCAGCCAGGTGGGTTGGACATGAATGCGTATTTAGCGCAGAAAGTCGAAGATATTAAGAAGAGAATGGGTCAGGGCGACATGGGTGCGTTGAGTAGCGTAACCGCAGCAATGCCTAATCCCACACAGGCACAAGGAGCGTAATATGCCAGCAGGATATGGAAAAGGTGGATATGACGGCAGTGGCACTAAAGGTGGGTTGGATAGTGGAATAAGTATTAGTCCAGGCGAAGCACCAGCTCAAGAACCAGCAAAGCAAAAAGGCATAGTTCAAAAAGCTGTTAATGTTGTTAAAGGTTTATTCACCGCAGCAGGAAAAAAATCAAAACAACAATATAATATTAAAAACAATGAAGTTAAAACATCTAAAAACTTTTTGCAAAAAAATACAGGCATACAAGATCTGCTAGATAAAGGTTACACAATAAGTAAATCAGGCAACACCCTTTACAGCCCTTACAATGAAAATTTAGTTTCCGCTAGAGATAAAGCTGAAAACGAATTTACAGGTATTGATCCTGCAATGGCGTTTCGCGGTGCAGTTGCTGGTATTAATCCCACCACGGGAACGGTTTGGAGTGGTGGAACTAGCGGTGGTGCATTAGATCAATTAACTAACACAATGATTACACCTTCACGTGCAAGGCAAAACATAGCTAGGACGAATAAGTATAAAGCGCAAAGTGATGCGGCTTTATCTGGAATATTAACACCTGAGCAACGTGAGAAAAACAAAAAATCTAGCTTTTTTGGCTTAGATTTAGACGGTGACGGAAACTCATTTACTTCAACAAATAAAGATGGTGTTGTTTTCGGCATGAGCAATGCCGCAATATACGACCCTTCCATACAAAATTCAGCTTATAAAGGTATTCCCAGCAGTTATGCAATAGGTTCACCAACAATAAACCCAACAACAGGTGCATTAGGCGATGTTTATGGAGGCCAAAAGACATCTGAAGATCGAATGCTGGCTAATGAGATAATGAGTTACGCGCTGCCTGGAACTGGTATTGTCAGAGGTGTGAATTGGGCTAAAGGAAAACTCTCACCAAAGCAACAGGCACAAGAAGAGATTACTAATAAAGGAATGACTAACAATCAATTTAATAATTTCATAGGTGGTTTGAATTTTCCTACAGATGATGAAATTTCTTTTAACAACATAACTCCTATTGAAAGACAAAATTTTCTAAATCAACCAAAACCAGAATTTCCAGTCACAACAATAAAGCCAGATGACTTAGCGACTTCTAGTAACTTTGAAAATTTCATAGATAAAGATATGTACGGCAATAATATGTATTCTAATAATCCAATCGTTGGTTATCAGGCAGACGGTAGAACACCAATTTATGCAGATGACCCCAATGCAAATCAAGTTCCATATATGAATGTGTACCCATGAATTACAAAGGCAACGATAAGTACGGGACATTACCCCGACGCACAATGATTGCAAACCAGCCACATATGTTGGCATACATTAATCCCCAAGAGGAAATGTTACTCCGTCGATTGGGTGGCACTGGTCAA